AATGCTGACGTACCCATTTGAGCCTGTACAGCGACATCCTGTAATTGCCAACCAAGGTTTTGAGATACCCCACGTAAGTTACGAAATCCTGTTTGGGTTTTATCTGTTGATTTTCTTATTTCTTGATAACTTTGGACAAGTTTTGAGACTTCATTTTTCTGCTTTTCAGTGGCATGAGCACCAAGTTTATAAACAGCATTTAAGACTTCTTGTTCATCAGCAGTTCTATTGACAGCTTTCGATTGACTCTCATAAAATCTAGTCAACTCACGCATCTTAGTCTTAGTTCTTTCCATTTGAGAAACAAGACGACGACCATCAGCGGTTAATTCTTCTTTACTCTTTATATTTTTGACGGTGACTTCAGTATTATCACCTAAAGTTTTTGATAACTCATCAACAGTTTCATCAACATCACTGACGGCACGAGTAAACTGACGAATACCAGCTATACCATCTTGCCCTTTGAATTCTAATTGAAACGTTGTGGAACGTAGTACGTCTGTCATTTTATCACCTATGCTGGTCAGCTAACTTATTAAATGATAATTTGAAAGCTTTCTGTTGCTCGTCCAAAGTCGAATAGAATGCATTACTGATAAAAGGTTTAGCACCTATTTGGATTAATTCTTCTTCAGAGTATTCTAACCCTTTAACTTTCCTATTACCAGAACGTAACCTTGATGTGCCGAATTCAACCCAATAAGCAATTTGAGCAGCATTTAAGTCTTTTTCAGTTATTCCAAATGCCGAACTGATACTATCTATTTTATAAACACCCACAGTACCAACTACGTCAGAAGGATTTTGTTGACTAAAAGCGGTTGATTGTCCTACAGACTTATATACATAGCCACCTGGTGAACCTCCAACCATAGATACCCAATTGGCTTGTATTCTTTCTTCAACGACTGATTGTTGAGCTTGTAATGCTTGTTTACTTATTTCAGGCATCTTTTCAGCTAAACCCTCAAGTTCAGCAATGAATTCTTTCAACCCTGTTGATTTTATAGACACTAAACCTTTAGTCATAATTTTAATCCATCAGGTCGCGGAAAGCACTTTTAGATTCTCTCATGCTGATTGTTTCGGCAGTTTTAGTCTCAATGATAGGTTTATCTTTATTATCATTAATACTAAAAAAAATAGACCAGTGTTCGAGTTCAGATGAAGGCCACTCCATCACTTCGAATACTGGTCTATTCTGAGTCTCACAAATACGTTTTATGAGAAGCATTAACCCGTCAGCTAAGTACTCTTTTTTTTTGCAGTTATGGTTTTCTGCACTTCAACAAATTGTGAAGGATTAACTTTCAGATTAGCATTAGACAAATCAGTAAAGAGTTCAATACCCACACCGTCAACAAATTCAGTTAATTGGTCCTTGTGAAAAGAGAATTCACCATTTTTAGGATCAGTACAAATAGACATTAAATTAGCAGCTACATTGTATGCTGTTTCATCTTCATCTGAGAGTTTCATCTTTACTATTTTCTTTAACAAATTCACTTTTCTAGTGTAATATTTTACAGATTCAGCATTAACACGAATGGTGATTTCTTCACCAAACGCATCAGTTTTAACGTCTTCAAAATTCAGTTTCTTAAATTTCAACATTAGCTTACTGTAACCTCTACTGTAGTAGTTACACCACGGAATTCAGCAGTGATGTTAACAGTACCACTAGCAACACCAGTGACAAGACCAGCAGTGTCAACAGTAGCAATAGCTTCGTCATCAGATGACCAATAAACTGTCCCTGTTGTTTGGTCAATACCTGTAGGTACTGTGTCCATTGTTAATTGAGTAGTAGCGGCAATAGCGACAGTTAAAGTACCTGTTACTGACACATCATAAATCACACGAGAATTCTGTTTACCATTGGTTGTAAACATTTTCCAATCTTCTTGAGTACCTTGGTCCCATTCAAAACCAAGTGCTTTTTGTTTCCATCCGTTTACTTCACCATCTGGCCATGTAATGCGAATGTTAAATTCTTCTTCGTTACGACAACGAGTAATAAATGCTTGCTGTAAAACATATTCGTCATAGAATTCATCACCTACTTCTTGATGAGGTATGTATTGACCTTTGAGATTTTTATCAGGTGCATCACGCATACCTGAGTCATACTTTTTAATAGTATCAGAAAGAGTTGTTTTCTCTTTAGGTTCAGATTGTTCACCAATAGAACCTATCTCTGTCATTCTTGGTGCTACTGCCCAAGTTGATGTCATTCCTGAAACAGTTTCGTGTTCAACAACCGTACCAGCAATTAAAGTTACGTCCTTACTCATACCTTTTCACCTTATTTATATAAATTTAAATCGTAGAAAGCTCTAGTTAATAGTTGGTTAGGCTGTCTAATTTCAGTTAATACGTAATCACTAAATATTCTCTGAAAATCGTTATTGCTAGTATTATCTAAATCTTCAAGAATATCAAGTAATGCTTGCATTTCACTATCATCACTCACATGAACGGCGACTCTCCATGTTGATGCTGTGCCGAATTTTACACCTGATATAACTCGTTTAGTGGTGTTTGCGACTTCAGTTACACTTATACATGGTTTATCTATTCCTTCAGGTATTACATTTCGATACACAGTCAACGAAGGGAAAGCTATGTTCAACAATGATATTACTTGTGTTAGGAAATTCATAAGGGTAAGTCCAATTCACCTTCGTACCAAGTTAATAAACTAGAAATATCTTGAAGTTGAGTGTCTAAACTAGTGAGTCTGAATAAGTACACAGTATTAGGTTTGAGTAATTTTTCCCGACCAATAACTGAACCTGCTGACCCTTGACCTTGATTTGATTTATTACCTATTAGTTGGTCTGGTGCAAAAGCTAGAACCCCATCAGTGAGAGTTGTTGCTCCCACTATTATCTGAGAAAGTCCAGTTACAGGATTTATATCTGAAGCATTCTGATAAGGTGCAGATGACCCACCTGAATAAGTGGCACCAGAAAATATCTCAGCGGTGACACCTTCACCTGTATATCTTATTACTCTACCTTTTAATGCTACAGGTAAGTTACCTGTAACAAAGAATGTGTCATTTGTTGCCCCACCAGTTACATCTACAAGTCGCGTAGACCCTTCGTGCTCGACTCCATTCTTAGAGTTGGCTTCAGTGTATGATTGAGTTATGAAAGCTTTTGTACCTCCTGTCATGGCTATGAACCAATTAAGTAACTTACTTACACCTATCATAATTCAGACTCCCCTGTTACGACTATTGTCACTTCGGATTGTGTTTTGAAATATATTTGTTCATTGGTGTCAATTAGAAAATCTATTTCGTCACCTCCGTTTAATCTATGACCATAAATATTTTCAGCAGGTTCAGACTCAGCTACTAAATAAGTACAAGTAAAGGATGCTGAAAAAACACCTGAACCTGCTGAGATTACAGCTTTCCAACCTTCGTTTTTTGTTACTTTAGTATTTGTAGTACTAGCCATCTCTCTCTACCTTTGCTGTTATCAACATTCCTTTGTTCAACTCGTCAGGTTTGACATGTTGAATCTCATAAATTAGATTTTCATAATTGATAAATAAACTATTATTAATTCGAGGGTCATACCATGTCAGTACTGTAATTATTTCATCAGTTAACGCTGCACCCAATGACTGTAGTTGTGATCCTGATGATATTCTGACATTAGCCATAACAGTATCAAAAATTTTAATTTTAGGTGCAGCATTACCAAAACTATCAGAACCTTCAGGTTGTTGATACCATTCTATAATGTGACGCATTGAACCAGAGGTGATATTAAGTGCCATAAATTTTAACTCTGTCTAATAAGTTTAATGAGGTTATAGGTAGTTTCATTACAGTTTGACCTATCACAACATCATCACGATTGACAAATGCAGTGTTTATAGCAACTAATACAGCCTGTTTTACTATATCAGGGGCTATAGAGTAACCTGCTTTAAAAGTTATTTTAGCTTCACCGAATAAAGTGTTTATTTTAATCTTTTGAGTAATCTCGTTGAAAGTGAAATCTGTACTGACAGTATCATCAAGTAACAGTTCTGTAACTTCTGTAACCTCACCGAAAGGTAGTTGTATTACTGGACAATAACTTTCAACAAAAACAACAGCTACACCTTCAGCAAGCATCCTGCGAGTATAACCTTGAGCAAGGTCAGAATAAGGTAATATCAGTGAGGTGAGATAATTATCCTCAAAAGTGTTAAATACACGACATTGAGCTTTGACCTCGGTCAAAGTTACTAGTTCTAAATCTTCTTGAGAAATAATTTTACGATACATAACCAACCTCTAATTTATTACTGAATATTATGGCATAAAAAAGGCCACCATGAAAGGTAGCCTTTGTACACTCGAAAACTAATGAGTATTATGCAGGACCAGCAGTTGTAGCAGCAGCAACTAGAATAGCATCAGAACGTTGAATCATTTCAAAGAATTCCTTCTCAGTGTAAACGATCAAATTACCTTTCTTAGTGTATGGGTCAAGTAGCATTTGGTCAATATCCCCATTCGCCATTGCAAAAGCTCGTTCTAAATCACCAAAAATGGCGAAAGTAGAATTTACAGCTATGTCAGGCATAGTGTCGTCAATGACCACTTGATAACCATTCAAGATTAATTGCTTACCTGGCAAACCTGGAATGTAATCATGTACAAAGATTGGACGGTTGTCAGCGTCACGAACTTTTTCAAATACACCTTTAGTTTTACGATTCATTGTCCATTTAGCATTTCGTAAATAACGGGTAGGTAATGTGTTAGTGATATCAATGACATAATTCACAATTGCCACATCATCAACACCGATTGCACCAGCAATACCTGTGGGGAACGCAGGGAAATAATCAGGGTCACGAGCACCAACACCATCTGGTGTCAACGTAGGTAAGAATGATTCACCTGTAAGGTTAGTAAGGTCAACACGATTACTAGATAATATACCACGAGCATTTTTACCAGTACCATCACCAAACAATAATTGACTAGCAAGATAAATGCCTATTTCTTCACCTAAACATACAAGTAAGTCACCGTAAACATTAATGTCAGTACCATAAAGTGCTTCATTAGTGATACGTGGTTGAGCATATAACTTAAACTCTTTAGACTTAACTTCAGCATATTCTTGAGTGGAAGTTTCAGCAGGTACAGTACCAGCAACAGCTTCAACACCTTCAGCTACACCAGGGAAAGTGATTTTAATCATTTGACGGTAATCACGAGTCATACCCGCTTTCATCATGATCATTTGTGCAGTCGGTGAAAACTCACGAGCGTAATCCATAACATCCATAGATAACACTTCAGCGATAGCTAAACCACCTTCAGCAGGGGTAGAAATGTTTAACGTTTTAACTTGTAAATCAATTTCTTCCTTGATGTTATCGAACACATCACCTTTTTGTTTCTTGTTGCCTTTAATTACGCTACCAACGGCTTTCATTACAATACTACGCATTGCTTTTTTCTGGTCTTCATCAGAAATTGCAGCAGCAGGGTTTTTATACTTAGAACGTAAATCTGACATTTCATCAGATAATTC